CTCGATAGTGATAGCTTTAGGGTCAAATACGACATAATTCTTTGCACCCTTATCTTTCATCCCGGACAGTGAACCGGCAGGATAGCGGATACCGTCTATGCCTGCACGGAGAAGGAAGGCGGAGGCACCCCTATTATAAAACGACTGCCCAGATGTCGAGTACATCCTGCCCTCTTCTTTATTTATCCTATTCCGTATCTCACCAAAGACACTGGAAATACGCTTGTAGAGGGTTTCGCCATCGACACCAGTTTGCTTTGACATATTAAGCTCTCGAACAAGCTCAAGGATGTCTTTATCAGTTTTCGATTCCTTTTCTGCTTCAGCTATCAGCCTATCAAGACCCTTTGCAGGGACTTTCTTATCCCAATCCAACCACTTATATTCTGACGGAGATTTGCCTTTGTGGAGTGTAACTTTATGGAGGTGGCGAATCGGTTTTCCTTTATATTTATCAACTACAGAATCAACAATAGTATTAACATCAAGGTCAAATGGATATTTCTTTAGTTGATCCCATAAATGAGGGACTTCTGCATCGCCTAAAGCGTCCTGGTAGGCATCTTCAGTAATCGTTTTTTTGTCTCGCAAGGGGATTAGTTTAGAAATTAATTTGGCGGCAACTTCATCATTAATTTTCTCTTGGCGCCGGTCTTCAGCTATTTGAGCATACGCCCTTCCAACTTCTTCCAAGCTCGAAAAATAATGCCCATACCCGAAAGCCGCCCCCGTTGCACCCGTACCTATAAACTCATCCTTATACCCGCCTACTACCTCAGCGGGACCCCCCTGGTAGGCACTGACTTGGAACCGTATATCCGGGTTCTGAGGGTCGAATGTGCCTTGATTGTAGATGGATTTGATTTGGGTGGGGTCGCCTGTCCCAACACCTGTGTAAAACTTCAAACGTTCAGGTGTCATGCTTGCTACAACTGTTTTCAATAATCCAATAGGGTCTTTAATCCCAGGGAAGAAGTTAGCTTTTATTTCAGAAGTGAGTTTCTTATTTAAGTTTTCATCAGTTGAATGATATATCTCATGTTGTGTTACGAAACGTTTTACAGCCTTTGGTAAATCTTCCCTCACATAAATCTCATTCGCTTTTGGGTCATAAAATCCAAATGCAGGAGCAAGAGTCTTTTTCGGAACATATCTAATTGGGACACCTTTTGCAGTTTTGGTGGGTAGTTGTCCAATATCCGGTTGCTTTTTCGTCAACGTATCTTCAATCAGGCGTTTAAGCTCCCCCTCACTGTATGAGACCTTCACCCCTGCGTTTCTCAGGAACCTCTTAACCGCAGCTATGATTTTAGACCACACGCTGCCAGGGACGGAATCAGGGTCTTTAGCAAGGGATTTTACAAGCCATTCATCTACAGCCTCCGCGCGGCCTTCGACAGTCCTTAAGTCAATATCGTAATCAGCGCCAAGAGCGTCCTTAATAGCCTTTTCATGCTTTTTGTAGATTGGGCTTAGTTCAAGATTATATTTGGGACCCAATGCTTTAAACAGGCCGTAGTGAAAAACTTCTTCTAATGCCACGTTTACCACGTCTTTCTTGCTGTTCATGGCGTTAGCGAAAACGTAGATAACAGGCTTACCGTTTTCTTGGGTGAATACGCCCCTGACCATCTGCTTTTCCGGGTCAATCCCGAACCTGTCAATTCTCTTAGGTCCGAGGTTGGCTACATCAGGGAGAACACGAACGGAAACGTCCGGCATGGTGAGCTTGGAGTAGATGGAGGCTACGATGTCGCTGACGGTGTTGTATGGGAGGCCTTTGGGGGTCTTTGTTCCTGTAGCAAATAACACCCCAGGTTTCTTATGAAACCCTGCCACAGCTTTATGCCTACTCTCTGCATCATATTTTTTATATGTCCTGACCTGCAACCCTGTTTTAGTAAGTGCCGCTTTTAGCTTCTTGCTTGCCGTAGTGGGTACAACAGCTCCCGTAAATTCACTAAAATCAACGGCCCTTCGGGGTTTAGCTTCAAAATACTGGGTAGGGGTATCAATAAGTATGTTAGCGAAACGGATACCTTTTCTGGCTAATGTATCACCTACATTTTCAAATCCATGTCGATTCAGAATGCTTTGCATCCTTTGTACAGAACGATTTTTACCAGATAGAAACTTCCCTATAGATCTCATGGCGTCGTCAAGAGCATTCCATACGTCAACATCACCGCGCCAATTCTTATATTTATATTTATTGATTAGCTGATCTGTAAAAGCCTCTCGTTCCTTTTCCTGCAATTCTTTTGCTTTAGATACTTCTTCTCCTGAAACCAGCCTGCCTTTTCGTTTGTGCAACCCCTTAATTGACCTAATTTCTTCAGCAGCAGTAGCCCGAGCAGAACCAGGACCAAAAACTATAGTCTTTTCCTTGGCTTTCAACCCCTCATTCTTAATCGCTTGAACGATATTATCAAGGGTGTAAGGGACTTTCTTTCTTCCAAGTTTAAGGTATGGATCACCATACATCGGATCTGCAATTTTATTGACCCAATCTAAGTATTGAGCTGAGAGTTTTTTAGTGAATTTTCCCTTAACCCTGCTTTCTAATTTGCGTTTATCTACCTCTGTTGGTCTGTCTTTGACTGTTTTAACATCGTCTCCAAGTTGGCTTAAAAGATTGTAATGAAGGAATCCATCTTCTCCAAAGTTCATTTCTTTTAAGCGTTGGGATATTGTTTCCAGGCTTCGCCTTCCAGGGTATTGTTTCTCAGTATATTCTTTTATCCCTTCTTCAACTACTCTTGACAAATCCTCATGCTCTTTACTCTGGAAATCAATATTGTGGATGTTTCCTCCATGCGACTTTAGGTAGTCCGAAACCGCTTTTGTGTCAGAAAACGCAAACCGAAGCGAAACTGGTTTTCTCGGAATCCTAACCGGGACACCCTGATCTCTTAAAAAAGCAACCTTTAAGGCTGAAGACCGATCAGCATAGTCAATAAATGAATCTTTCCCTTTTTCATAATCGTTCTGAAACAACCACTTAGACTCATCTACCTCATCCATGACAGGCTCAAAGCGTTCAAATACCTCATTACCCTCTTTCCTGTTTACATTCCATTCCTTACCAGGTACGCGGGGGGAATATATATCTGAGTCAAAAACACGATTCCCGTATTCAGCAGGGTCAATCAATTCTTTTCTGCCTACCAATGTAACCTCACCGTATTTGTCAAATTGGATGTCTTTTTGAGTGATTGCGATGGAGGGTACGGCTAAACCACCACTTTCTAAGGCTGACAATAACTCGGTTTCAGTGGTATTATGATATGCAATTAAGTCTTTTTCTGTGGGAACTACAGACTTGCGGGTAGTAGGTTGGTCAAACAAATCCAAAGTCTCGCCCTTTTCAGGGCCAAACAATTTCTTTTGTTTGCCTGGGACAGTCTTTATCCCTTCACCAGATGGGAATACATTTTTGGAAGATTGTTTCTTGGGACGTTTAACCACACCTTCTTTTTCAAGAAGGGCGGCTTTCTCATGTGTGGTAGGTTCTTCAGGGGTTAGCTTGAAGGTCGGTTCTTCTTTTGTCCATTCCCCGGCTCCCCAATCAAACCCTTCTTTATCGATTGGATCTCGGCTATCCTTTCTTTTCTTAGCTTCCTCATTTGCAGCTTGTATGCCATCTCTTTCAGCTTTTGCAATGTCATTTTTTGACACCCCCGCTTGACGTTCTAAATCCTTGTATAAGTCTATCTCTTCTTGTATCTTCTTGTTAAGATATTCTCGTGTACCTTCCCCGGATATCCTCTGTGTAATGTTCTGTTCTATGGCATCCATCAAGTCTTGTTCCGTAGCACCCTCTGGAAGCCACTTGGCTTCAATCATGGCCGATACCATCTCATCAAAGGATAAACCATCTTTCCTGAACATCCAGAGAGGCCACGACCCGGGACCTTTTAAAGCATCCCTAAACTCACCCTTAAAGCTCTTGTCCGAACGTCTTAGACGGCCAGAGTGCATTATGGCTATCCTGATGTTCTTAGCTCCCTCTGCCAACACCCGCCTTCTATCAGCGGCTTTTTCATCTTCAAGGAGCAGCTTTTGGGAAGGGGTTGGTTTCTCGGCTTTCTCTCTCCAGATATACCCCTTATCTTCTTTAATCAGGTCATAGTCAAACTCTGATTTCTTAGAGGTTTTAAGGTGAAACCTGGCCGACTTTTCCGTCTTGAAGGGTTTGCCGGTTTTGGTGCGGAGTTCGGTGGATAAAGGTTTTGTCTCTTCCTTCGTTGGGGCGACTTTAATACCAGGTTGTTTTTCTTGTCTCTGGATCTCAATCGCCTTATCTTGAAGTTCCATGAGCCATATATCTTCTTTTAATTTTTTAGATAGCCATATTGCTCCAGCCCCCTTCTTTTCGGCGTATTCATCAGCTATTAAGTCAGCCATTATCCTTGCATCTTTTCTTAAATCTTCAACCATGCTTGCAGGAAGTTCCACACCAGGCGCCATACCAGACCGTTCTGCTGCCAGCAATGCCAAATTAAGCCTGTTGTATATTCTATTGCGGACCCCTTCAGTGATAGGCTTCTTTGCCTTAAACTGCTTTGCCTTCTCTTGCCATTCAGCCTGCACTTTCTCTGTTTCTATAATCCCCTTACGAAACCCTTCAGATACCATCTGTTTTTCAGCACGTTCAGGGTCAGGGATACGGTTTCCTTCACGGTATGCTTCGCCTATGGCCGCTTCTTCGGTATCGGCTAACGTATCCCCTATAAAACCGCGCTCGTCAAAAGATGTAATCTGCCACTTACCCGGCTTCTTTGAACTACGGGTAATCATGACACCCCTGTCACCCTTTTCTTTGTAAAGGACAATCGGACCCTTGGGATGCTGTTTTCGGTAGGCGTCTAAGACTTCCTGTGATTCCCGTTCTCTTGGACCTTTGAGGCGGTCATCAAAATAGGCTTTTTCGCCTTGTTCTTTTTTGAGGTCGGTTAAGAGTTGACGAAATTCGGTTACGATAGGCTTCTTTGCCTCTTTAACAGGCTCTACAATAGGCTTTTCAGGCTCAGGAGAGGGTTTCTCCTTCTTGGCTTCCTTGGGGGGAGGTTGTAATATCGGTTTTGCTTGTTTCTCTAAAACATCAAGACCTTTTCGTAAGGCTTCCACAACGGGGCTTTCACCGTTCAAACGCAACTCACGTTCAATTAAATCCTTAGTTTCTGCTATGGCATTAGCTTTAGTTGTTGCTTCTATCTCTTCAAGGGTAAGAGGTTCAAGCTCACTCTCCACAACCCCTACTTCACCCTTTGCCGGGGCTACTTTAGCCTCTTCAGAGGGTTTCTCCTTCTTAGGCATAGCAGTGGTAGGCTTCTTCCCCTCGTCGATTGTGGTGGATTTGACGGCTTCTCTTAGGTTTTCTTGTTGCCATTTAATGGTGTCTACTGGAACACCTCGAACTCGTAATTCTGTAGCAGCGGGAGAGGCTGCAAATCGTTCTACGTGCCTACTTTGCGATTGCGCCCATTTTATAAATTCAACTATATCTTTTTCACTTCGACCTTTAAGTTGTTGCTCAAGTGTATCTCCTGGCATATGCCAATTACCATTCTCATCAACCCATGTTTTTGCAAATTTTATCAAATCCCCCTTCTTGCCTTCTTCTAAATTCTTTATATATGCAGTCGCTTCAGATTCAGGTAATTCCCAAGGCTTTTCAAGCCATGTAATGGGTCCCTCCTTTGTGGTGGATTTGACGGCTTCTGGTGGTATGGGTTTAGTGATTTCAGGTGGCGGTTGTAAGTCGGGATAATCTTTTAGGACTTCTGAGGGGACGGTTTTGTTTGCAGCAATCCACCCTTTCATATCTTTTATATATTGCCCTCGAAATGACTTAGCCTGTGATTCATCCGTTATCTGATCTGCTTGCTCTTTTGGAAGTTTTGATTTGGCATATTCAACAAGACTCATCTCCCACGGTTCTTTAACTTCCGGCGGTTCCTTTATTTCTTCTTCTTTTTCGGCTTCCACCCGGTCTTTCTCAACGTCCCGTAGACGTAAGCGTCTGCCTTCTTCCCCTTCATCCCCTTTTTCTTCGCTTGGCTTTTCAGCTTTCTTTCTAATTTCTTCGGCATGTGGCGTCTCCTTTACCATCTCTTCCGTCAGCTCAATCGGTTTCCCTTCCTTCTCAGGCTCTACCTTAACGCCCTTTCCTTCCTTCTCGGGCAACAGAGAGAGGATCTTGTCAATCTCTTGTGCGGCGGGGGAGTCGTCCTTGAGGTCTTTTCGCATAGACTCAAGGGCTTCGCGGGAGAGATCCTTTTGTTTCAGGAGATTGACGAGGGCGTCCATTTCAGGAGATTTGGTTTTCTTTTGGCGTTTGGGCGGTTCCGTAATATTGGTCATAACCGAAGCACCGGCACCAGCAACACCAGCGATTGGGAAAACCGTTAAACCCCTGTCTCTAAGGGCTGTTGCGGCGTTGGCCGCTGTCTGCCCTGCACTCAAGCCAAGAGATACTCCTTTTGCGATTTCTTCAGAGGGTTCCTCAAGGGCCTCAGTCGTTCCCTCTGCGAGGAAACCTATGCCAGCCTTCTTCGCCTTTCCTGCCAATCCAGAGCCAGCCTTTCCAAGAATTTTGCTGACGCCGATAGCGTTAAGGCCAGCAGCAAAACCAGCCATCATTTCTCCGGCCCTTGCTGCTTTTTTCTCGTCTCCGGTCTGCTTTAAAACCTCTTCATATGTTTGCGCCCCTTCGAGGCTTCCAGCGGTTGCGCCACCCGTTAAAGCGGCCCCGTAGTGGGCTATTCTGGCGATTGCCTGTGGGGTTAATTGAACGGCTTTCCCGGCAATCTTGATATACTTAGCCGCCCCGATACCGGGAATGATAGATGCCATAAGCCAGGGGATCGTATCAGCGATATTATAAACCCACCAGGAGAGATCTGCTAACAGTTCGGGTTTTTCCCATAGGGTTCCTTGAATGTCTTTGGATGGTTCAAACCCTTCCTGAAGTTTACCCCAATAACCCGCCGCGTCTTCCCCTAAATCAGATATGGTTTCACTGCCAAGACGGTTTCCTAACCATTGGACGCCGGACCCTATGGAACGACCCAACCCTAAAGTACCGTGGGTTATCCCTTTCCCCAAACTCTCGAAAACCCCATCGTTATCAGCGGGTTCTTCGACAGGGACAAGGTCTAACCCCTGTGCCGACAACTGCTTACGTAATTCGTCGTATGACGGGGATTTTGATTCAGGCTCTAATGACGGAAATATAGGCATTTAGTGTCCTGTTAGTTTTGGGATGTTTTGTCAGTCCCGAACAGTTTTCGCATCTTGTCACGCAACCAGTTCACGCCCTCATGGGTCGGTTTAACCCCACGTTCCATAATACCCTCTGCCATTTCTTTGAGTTCCTCCTTCTGCTCATCGGTTCTAAGAAATCGACTCAAGAGCGATCTTTCGGAAGGTTGGGGAGGTTTGCCTTGCGGTTGTGGTGGTATTTTTCCCATGGCTGTTGGCACAGACTGTGTAGGTTGTTGTGCCCCAGGCTTTTTGGATACACGGTATTTCTTGCCATCAACCACAACCTCTTGTCCCTCTGAAGGCATTTGCGGTTGGTTCTGTTCGGGTTGCTCCCCGGTATAATAAGCGGTGAAAGTATCCACCAGCTCATTGAATAGTTGCTTTTTTTGTCTTTCGCTTAACGGTTTCCCAGTGTCGGGATCTATAAGTCGGTCTGTGACAATATCCCTCTCCATCTCCTTCATATAATTTTGAGCTGCTTTGAGTGCCGCTTGCTTTTCCTTAAATGATACTTTTGGCTTACCTGGCGTCCCTGATTTCGCATTTTCAAGGCCTAACTTTGCCGCGCTAGTCTTTGCCGTCCAATATTGTTTTTTAAGCCCTCCAAGACCATAGGTTTGGTCCTGCTGTTTAATGCGGCCCTTCTGCTCTTTAACGCCTAACTGGGCTTTCTCAAGGCCTATTTCTTCTATCTCAATATCCATCTTCATTTTATCAGCCATTCTCTGAGCATCCACGTATCGACCACCAACTTTTTCAAACTCTTCCTTCGACCCGGTTTTCTGGACTATATCACCGTCCCTTGTCATGTGCTGCCAGGCCACGCTACCATCTTCTAAAATCTGAGCCTGTTTAATGAGCTTTGCATTGGTCAACTTAATTTCTCCGAGCCTTGCAATCCGCCCTTTCATGTAACTCTTGTCTTGCAATCCGGCGTTTGCCTCTTTCAAGGCGTAATCAATGTTTTCTTTTGTAAGAGGGAAAGCCGCTTTCATCTCCCCTGTGCCTTTGTCTTTAAAATGCACAAACGGGTTGCCTTCTTCATCTGGCCGTGGAGACCTGATGCCACCGTATTCAACACCGTCAGGGAAAGATTCATATGTCTTGCCGAGATAGTTAGCCGCATCTTCCAACTTTCCAGCTTGTGAGGCTTCATACGCACGGTTCAAATACGAAACCCCCTGTTGTCTCTGCGTCTCCAACATTCTTAATTCTTGAGCGAGCTTCCTGTCTTTCTTCTGTAGGTCAAGTCTTTCGAGTGCCGCCGGATAACCCCTGAAAACAAAGTTCAAAAGGACATCCCCAAAGTCATAGCCTTTGTCTGGTTCGGCCTTCTGCTGGTCCTGAAACTGTTTCGGCTGTTTCAAGGCTCCTGAATCCTGCGGGGTCATGGCCGCTGTCTCCATGCCTAACCCTAAAGACCCATTGTACCCGCCCATATCTGCGCCGTATTGTAAATGAGGGGTTCCTAATACCATGATTACCTCCTATCCCATCCCGCCCATTCTTCGATTTCTTTCAAGCTGTTTAGCCATTTCACTATCAAGTCCGGTCTGATCTGACGGTAAGGGCGGCGGCGTTGAGCCTCCAGGTGTTTGCGGCTGACTACCACCCTGCATTTGTGCAACAGCACCGCCTATCTTAGCCGCCTTACCTAATGCCGCCCCTGCCGCCGCTTTTGTGCCTACTGCCTTAGCAATCGCCGATAATGCCACCCACCATGCCATTTTATTTGCCCTCCAGTGCCTTTATCCGTTTATTAAGCCGTTGGACCTCGCCTACCAGAAGAGGGATAATGTCTTGATAATAAAGACCCTGCATAATCCCGTATTCATCCCTTGCCACAAGCTCATTTGCGTGGGGTTCCACGTCCTCGGCAATGAAACCCATACGTCTCGGCTGCACATCCTCCTTAAACCTGAAACTGACGGGTTTTAGGTGGTACAGCTTATCAAACTCGATGCCTGTAAGGTCTCTTATGTCCTCTTTCATGCTCCTTATGCTCGACAGAAACCCCCCGCTGAATGAAGAACCCCTTCCAAATGACAACGGCCTCATCCCGGCGGCATTCGCCTGAATAGCGTTCCCGTAAAAACCCATAGCCCTGTTCATGGGGTTTTGCAGGCCATAATTTCCCATTTGCACCTGTCCTGTTTGATATGGCAAGTTACCCGGGCGTGCCTGCAATGCCAGACCGAGACGTGACAATTCTTCCTGTTCCGCGTTTCTTCTGGCTCCAGTACGGGCGCCGCCAATGGCCCTGGCCCTGTCCATGGCCATATCAGACATAGCGGATGTCATTCTTTCGGAACCAGGAGCCACGCCCATTCTACTGAGATCCCGTCTCATATTCCCCGCACCCTGAGTATACGCCTGGGTGACATCGGCCTGCGCCTGTCCTGCCCTCTGTTCAGGGTCAATGGGAGTGCCAGCCTTTTCGTAAAGCTGTTGCGCGGTCTGTAAGGCCCCCCGTTCAGCCGCTTCCCGCTCAGGCATAAGCCCCTTCTGGCTTTCAAACTGAGCCTTTACAAGTTCAGCATTAGGACCTATAAGACCTCTATTAGCCTCAATCATCTGTCTCTCATAGGGTTCAAACAGCTCACGGCCAAGACGCCACTGCTCTTCTCCCATTGCCACCTGACGCTCCTGAACCGCTGCCATACGGGCCGATGCCGCCGGGTCTATTGAATACTGGCCGGATGATGACGAACTGCCTCCAAAATTCATGATACGTTCTCCTTTCGTGTGGCGTAACCCAGAATAGCGTTTACGGACCGCTTTTTATAATGGTCGATCATGGCGTTGGGAATAACGCCAAGGACTTTGCCAGACAAAACACTGTCTCCCTGCTGTGACAGAGCATACAGGCTGTTCAGCAGTTTCACCACGCCCTTGTTTTCTTCAGACACATAAGCGAATAAGACATCAAACATGAAACAACCCTCATGGTCAGACATATAAAGCATCTCTTCCAGGAACTTAAAGGCAATATTAACCGCCTCAAGTCCTCCCCGGTATTCCTTTGCAACCCAGAAGTGGGCATACGCCGTGGCCTGCCTGAAATCCGACAGCCATACAAGGGCTTTGACCTTTTCTTCCCCGCCAACGATAAATACCTTGTGGTCGTCCCTCTTCAATCGCCTTACCAGATCGTCTTCCGATTGAACGCTGCCGTCCAGGAAGGTGTGCTGAATGTCGTCGTCATCAAACATTTTCCGATAGAGGCCCTTGATAAAGGTGTCCGTAAAAGTCCAACAGCCGTCTATCTCAACATAGGGGTATAACTCACAAGATACTGTCAAAATCATACCTCCCGGTGTCCGAATCAAGCAGCTTTAAATCAACCCCCATATTTTCAAGTTCTCTACGGGTTACATATTTATTCTTGGCAGACCCTAACCCCGTCATGGTGTCAAGCTGCTGCTTCATGGCCGTCAAAAAGTCGGATAGCCCATGGTCAAGGCCTTGGGGGACAGATGGAATTGCCGGTGTCTTTACATTTCTACCCATTGCTCAACTCCATGGGGGACGCCCCCACTCCTGCCATATCAACCGAGGCGGTGCCTGTTAATTCAATGGCAAAATCATTCCCGTAAAAACCGCCTGGCATCCTGAATACATCGGTATCAGCGACAACTTCAGTATGTTTCAGCACCCCGTCAACATAGAATTTAAACGTCACAGCGTCCTGTGAGCTGTCTCCCGAGTACGCCGCGAGGGTCTCAATAACACGCCCCACGGCATAATTCATTGGAATCATTGACTGAAAGAGTTTTGACCGCCATGTAAAAGTCAGCTTATCCGAACTGCCCTCCCATTTGTAAACACTGTAGGTGTACGCCTCATCACTGAGCGCCAGGAGATACAGGGTTTCACCGTCTATATGGTAATTAAGGATCTTGTAATCGGACAGGCTGATATCAATTACGGCAGGTTCCGCTGTTCTGACATCAATCATGATTGCCGTGCCGGTGTTATAGAAGAAGGCAAAGTACATATCGTTATAGAAGACGGAAATAAGGGTTTCAAGGTCAAGGGCGGCCCATTGAGCTTTGCTGTAAAGAGCCCCGGTCAAGAGCTTGTTCCCATCAGGGTTGATGATATACAGGCCATCCTCTGCCGCATAGATAACGCCTGCTTCCGTTGATACAACACTCCTCTGCCCCTTGGCGGCCTTGGCAAAGGTTAGGGGAACCTGGCTCATGGCCGCGGGGTCGTAACCCGTCAGAACATAGGGGACGCCATCGGTCAGGACAATCACGGACTGGCCAACACGCCCAATCCCCACAACCGTATCAGGAAAAGAGTAAGAGTAGGGCCAGGCATACGGGTAAAGAGGTTCGGACAGGTAAACGCTCTTTTCCGAAAACCCCACAAGGACTGAGTTACTAAACTCCATCAATCCTTCCATATCAGTAGGGGGTTCGTCCCAATCCTCAGTTGGGAGTATGTCGGACAGATCGCTATCTTTAAAACTGTCTGTAAGATCGGACGCAACAAGATCCGTCAGGATGTAATCGGCATTTGTGGCGGTCCAGTAGGCGGTTTCCGTATCAGGGGTCTTGCCAGTACCGGCCTGGATACAAATATAGGCGGTCTCTTTATACATAACCCTGTCATCGACAACATAGGCAGTTGCGGCGACGTAGTCGTCTATCTCACAAGGCACCATCTGATAGTCCGAGTATGCCGTGCCGGTAACGAGCCTGTAAATCCTGGCGTGTGTGATGTTAAGGTTAAGCTCGGAGTTGACCACAAAATCCGATAGAACCACGGTGCCGTCAGACCCATAATTAGTGACAGGAAAGGCAAACCCCGTGTCCCCATCCGCCACATTCGCCAAGGGTTTCCCCGCTACAGCGTTTGTGATGATGGCCTTGCCGCCACTGGCGGTTTCTGCGTCGAAGGCTGACATGGCATCGAGGACGGTCGTTATTTTATCTGCGACATCGCTTGCCGTGTCTTCTGCGAGAATTTCAACCTCTATACCTGTTCCATCCGGAGCTGGGTCTGTGGAGCCTGCTGTCCCTGCTGTTCCCACCTGGATGTCAAACCCTGTGTTTTCGTCAGAGGCGTTTGTGCAGGCACCCGCTGAAGCACAAGTCACAATTACCGCATCCACATCTGAAAGAGCCGTGAAATCCGCTTTGGCATGGATAGCGGCGGCTATGGCAGTGGCAAGAGCTGAAGCCGTATCGGTAGAGTTAAATTCAACCTCTATTGGAATCCCTGTCTTACTTGGGTCTTCCGTGGTTTCAGTTCCGGCGGTTAGTTGGGAAAACTCAAAAGCAGTGCCGCCGACTAACGTCATATTTGCAATCCCGGGTTCACCGGCAGCCCAACTCGCAGTGGCTACGGTAAGGGTCCCCGCGGCAACATTTGTCAGAACGTAAGTCCCGTCATTAGATGTTGAGCCTGCTACAGTAATGGTCATTCCAGACTCAAACCCATCAACACCAAACCCGCTATCTGAATCCGTCAGGGTGTCACTTCCGACGCCTCCATCAACAAAGGTCAGATTTGTGGGATCTCCATCAAAGGTAATTGCATCAGCTGTTGAATCAACATCCCCACGGCCAACATTACGCACCCTGAACCGCGTAGCGGCAACCGGAGCAACGTTGACACCAAGGCCACCGCCACCCGCTAAAGTATCCCCTGTGGTGGTGTTTTCAATATCCTCGTTATCGACAAAGCCACACGTTTCATATGGGGTGGCCTCCTTGTAAGCGTAAATTACCCCTGTTTGGTCATTCCCGGCCCATGAGCCCGCAACCTCAGTGTAAGAGACAATAATCCATGCCGTATCTGTAAGTGTATGTATAATGTCTCCAACCGAAGGTTCATTCTGCCCCCCATCGTAGTTAATTTCCACAACGGCCCCGACCTCAAAATCGGCCTTTGCGTCCAAGGCGGTACAGGTTGCTTCACAAACTTCCGCCGCCGTGTCGGCTGCGGTTATGTCTACCCTGATACCTATCTTATTGGTAACGTCCGGGTCTGTGGTTTCGTCTGTTCCGGCTGTATCCTGGGCAAAGTTAAAACCAGTAGGGTCCGCAACAGAATCGTGTGTGGTGACGACATCCCCCCGCCTCACGTTCTCTGTGGTCACATCATCAGCGGTTGGGTCTACCTCTGCGGTAAAATCATAAACAGCGTCAATAGCGGCTGCCGTCTTGGTGGCCACATCATCTGCCGTGTCACCGGTTATAATGTCTACCTCAATCCCTGTGCCGGAACCTGCGGGATCTGTTGATCCGGCATCAAGGTCATACCACACGTAATAAGTGCCAAAAGGCGAATATATCTGAAAATATTCTCCGCCGCTTAGAAGTCCAGCGGCCAAACAGGTGATGATTGTCTTTTCTTTTCCACCACTCCCGGTAATGTAATACCAGACATAATAATCCTGTTCCGGCGCACTAATATTGAAATACATTGCGGCCAAGGCAGTCCCCGCCGTGCAAGTGACCTGAGTAACTTCGTACTCCCCCAAAAGTTTCAGCCACACGTAATAACTGTCATCCGGGGAATAAAGGTTGAAATACTCCGCACCTATGAGGTCAGCAGCAGGCAGGCAGGTAATTTGAGTGACTTCTGCCTCTCCCGCAAAATTGAGCCACACATAATATTCCTGGGTCGTGGTAGCCAAAAGGAAATATTTGCCCCCGAGACCTGAACCCGCAAGACAGGTAATGGAGACCTTCTGCTTTATCTTGAAAACGTCTACGGTTTCGCTGACTTCCGCCGGCGCGGATTCTTCCCCCCATTCTGTGACATAGGTCCAGACATAGGAGACCGATCTTTCAACGGTCTGTTCCTCATCAGGGACCACAGGGGCGAGGGTGAGCTTTGATGCGGGTTTGGGCACCCCTAACCGGTATACGCTTGTCGGCCAGGTGTACCCATCGCCGCTTGTGGCCATGGTCTCATTGGTTTGTTTCGGCCTGCCGTCCCCGGTGTAATAAATCCTGTTATCCACGTCATTCAGGAAAGACCGGACAACAGATACCGTCCCCCCCTCCCATTTCAGCCAGTTGTCTTCGAGGTTATAACAGGAGTTACATAAACCCGCGACCACCGTATCACCGCCTGAATCAATCACCGTATCGCCATTGGAGTCAACCACCGTCAACCCCGCTAACTCGGTTTCAATCTCTATATCTTTCAGGGGTTTAAGGTTACCATCCCTTAAATCACAGTTTGTCGCAACATAGGCCCGTGATGGGTTCAAAAGCTTGGCTGAAAGTCTTGGGACTCGGCCTTGAAACAGGGATAAGAGGATAGTCTGCATGATGTTCTCAGGTCTTTATAATGTAGTTGACAACAAGGTACGGGTTCATGACATCTTGAGCACTTAACCCTGGGGTTTCTCCTGATGTTGACCCGTGGTTATGCGGATCGCCTGAACCAGCACTCTCAGTTTCGAACGGTGTAACCCCTCCGGCCACTGGAAGGTTGCGTGAATGTCCCCCGCTTGTAGGAGGTGAATTAACATATGTTTCGATGTAATGGGTATGAGCAGGCATTTCATCCTCGGTAAGTTCCCAGTCGCCTGTGGTATGATAGTGTGACAAGTCCTGGGTTTCCGCACCGTCAGTGTCACCCAGACTGTCAGCATTTTTACCTCTCGGGAAATTACCTCTCAGGTCCGGGACATTGAAGGTTGTGGCACCATCACCGGCACCGTAATTCTCTCCAATCACGGCAAAAAGAGTGGCATAGGTCGTTCTGTTTATGGCAGCACCATTGCATATAAAATATCCAGTGGGGGCGCTACTACCACCAAACGCCTGAATCGCACCCGTAGGGACAGACGCCATAGCCGCTAACAGCGCGTCAACCTCTGATTGGGTGTAGACATTCCCTACCGTAACCTGAGACCATGTGATAGGACTATGATTGGTCAATACCCAATAGGCGTCAGTGTCCTCCTGGTATGCCAACTTTCTTACATCATCAGACGTAAAACCGATTGCGTCTGTCCTCGCTGTCGCATCTGCATAGACCCATCTATGGATTACATGCTGTTCTGCGTAGGTTAATGCTTCGTGTTGTACGCTCATTACTTTTTCTCCTGCTTAACTTCAGGTCTCTTGATATTGGCGTTAAAAGCCTTCTCTATTTCTACCGCAAGACCCTGCATTGAAAACAAAGTCACCCTGTTTCCCCGTTCTTCCTCAAGAAAGGCGCTTAATATTTTGCCAACATCATCTTTGGCTTTCAGGGTATAATCTGCAAAGGCGTTAGGGGTTATCAGGAATAACCCGACAATTAAAAATGATATCGCTTTTTTCATAGTATCCTCTCCCGTTTTAAACCGCGTCAAGTGACATATAATACTCCACGCCATTTATACGGACCTTTAGCTTATGGGAGGGCGTCATTGCCCCTGCCTCTACCGCCTGTTCTGTGTATAATCCAAGTGTTGATTTACTGTCTGAGCAATCAACGGCATAAATCTGAATCCCATCCGTAACCGCAGCACTCGCGGCTGTACCATTACCTAAAATCAATCCACCTACGAGGTTCCCGTTAGGCGTGGGACTGTGGATTATAATATTCGCATCCCCGAAATCCCAATTACCGTCCGGGTTATTAAAGATAATCTCCCCTTCGTGACCCCTGAAATCGGCGGTAGTGATAACGGTATTAGACCTGTCGGCAAAATCAAGGCCGTAGGACAATGTTGACGCTCTGACTGCGAATGCGGCATCAGCGGCTTTAGGGTACATCATAAGCCCTGCGGTCAAGGTCTGTGTCCCGCTTGAATGCTGGTGCAGGGTCATAAGCATATTTTCGCCACCTGCGCCGGACCTTGAAAGAGGTTTGAAGAACAGGGCCAAACCCGCATGCTCCCCTGATCCATGGGTGACCGTCGCGTCTTTATCGTAGGCCTTTACGAGAAGAGCCGCTTCTGTGCCTGAGTAGGTTTCCCCTGCCTGATAGGTTTTCTTAATAATTGGCCCGCTTGACGCCCCTCCATCTTCTTGATCGTGAACGTCCAACACACCGGCAACTGTAACAGTAGATGCTTGAATCATAAGAGGGTTAACAAACGTAATGGCACCATTTGTGGTCCCACTTGGAGCTGTAGAAAATAGATGATAGTTGTCAGTCTGAATATACCGAGTAGCATAGCCAGTATTTATATATTCGTATCTATTGTCTGTAGTTTCATCATAATAAGCATTGTTGCCGATGTTAAGATCACCTGAGCCTGACGCAGCCGTAAGACCAAAAATAGAAGCTTGATCTCCAACCTGAAGCAGTGTGTAGCTGGCATGGTGATCTAAAATCGCACTTGCATCTCCCAGCTTTACATCTCCGCCAACGTGCAAGTCAGCGTCAAAATCAAACTCCCCTGGGTCTTCATCCCAAGTGATTCTTCCGTCTTGGCCTCCTGTATCGAAATCGACCCATAAGTCAGCCGTCGCTACTCCATCTCCTATATCAATCGACGAACCATACAAATCAATACCCGCAGTTTGATCTCCAATAACTACAGTCCCACCATGAGCATTTAACAATAATGCAACGGCCACCCCGTTATTTCTGGCCTGGATCTCATTTGTGTCAAGAGACAAATTAGCGCCTGTGGCTGGCCCTAACCATAAGTATCCACTTGATGAAAGAGTAGTGCTGTTATCACCTATGAAGACCTGGCCGCCCCTGTTCTTGCCAACATGGAATACCACATCAGCCTCAGACCTAACAGTAAGTCCAACACTGCTATCAGCGGCGTAAATATGGGCACCGTAACCGCCATCAAACGGGACAAGCAAATCTGCGTCAGGGTCAGTTGAAGGGCTTGTGGTAGTCATAATGGCAATATAATACTTATCAGAGTCTAAATTAGCATTATAAGAATCGGCTCCAATGGCCCACTGTTGAGGAATAGCAAATCTCATCGTACCGTTTTGGGCGAAACAATCACCTGCTTTAAAAGTCCAGATATCACCTAAATGTGCAGTTGTTGTGCTATCAAAGGTAATCTTCACCCCATCACCGAGCGTTTGCAACCCGGCAGTTATGGCAACCTTAGTATAAACCCACGTTAACCCACCATCCTGTGACCATTTAAAGGTATCCGGTGTGCCATTAGTGTCTATTTCAATCTTAAAATCCAACGCGTAGTCAGTTGAGAGGGTTCCGCTTGAGGTACAGGTTGCAGCTCCAGTATTACCGCCATCAGCAACAGCAGTATATACAATACCTGTCATAGTTTCATCATCAATAACCCTTTCTATTATTTCGGTATCTTTAACATTGTCGACTCCATCTGTTTGTCCTGCTACTCGTTCTGTTGCGATTCCTCCAACCTCCTGAGTAAAATCAATTCCATCATAGTAATATATTATAACAGGACCAGCACCCACAGCATAATCGGAAGCCCCTAATTTTGCGTATCTAATCGCATCAAACAGATATGTAGACCCAATAAATACAACATCATTGTTGTCGGTCAAAAAGTTGTTAGCATAGCTTGAATCGTCAGCTTCAACGTCCGATGTAATATTTGCCCAGGTTGCAACACCATCAAAAGTAACAATATCAATATCAGTTGAGGCATATGAGTCACCGTAATATCCGTAGAATTTAATGTTATGTAACGGCCCCATGTCTGTGTCGTAAGTGTTTGTAAAGTTTATTCCTACACCGTTTTGTTGAATAGCTGTATGGTTAAACCACAGTCCATTATAAACACCGGAATGAACGTCACTTCTACCATTTAAAGCATAACCAAAGGTCTGCGGTTGATTTGAATATGTTATTGAAACATCGTCTATTTCACCGACAAATGTACTATTGGCAACAAAAATATACCCTGTAGTTCCATCAGCGGTTGCAGTAATTAATTGAACATATGTTCCATTTGCGCTAACGGCCCTGCCTGCATCAGTGGCTATATACGGAGTAACAGATCCTGCGCTATAGTTAGAGACTGTAAATGTTATTATATAGCAGTAATTGTCATGTGTGGCCTCTGCTTGTGCTAAATTACTTGTAGCAACTTGACTACCATCGCAACTTGCATCCCCGCCGCTTATTGTCCACCCCGTTCCTTTTGTCCAGCCTGTATCGGTAGTAAAATCGCCATTTTCTACAAAATCAGCCGTATACGGACTATGACTATTCCATATACCAGCAGACAAAGGGGAAACTTTATCCTCCTTGAATCCTGTGTCTTTGGACAAATCCCTGGAATTGACTTCGACGCACACATTGACATGACCATCCGATGCAGTATTGATCCTTTGAGATGAAAACCATGAAGCATAAGCCCCGCCGTAAGTATTTTTAGAAACCCTTGAGTGTAAACTAATAGCAGAAGCTTGACCGTTACCGTCCTGATCCATTAAAAAGTAAACATTTGAAACTTCACTATTCCCTGTGTCAACCGCTTTTTTTGTATAAAATAAACCTGTACCGAGATAAGATGTCAATGACGCGGGGTTATAAGACCAATCGTTTTGAATATTCATCAAAGGAAGTACCGTGGCATCACTTGAACTTATCCCATATGCCTCAAACATTAAACCCTCATCTGCTTTCCCTGCCGTAGCATACCAAGTAGGAGCAACCAGTTGTGTTACGTCTCCTATCCTTGTCCTACCATCATATTCAACATTAAAAACCGTCAAAGGCGTTCCACCGTAATCATCGGAACATTTAATGAAATCGCCCTGAGCATCGGCGTTAGCAGTCTGTTGAAGCTCAAGGAGATAGGTCTCACTGGCAAGGCTTGAATCCGTGTTCCGGATAATGGACTGAGTTGTTCCATCAGTAGACTTTGAAAAAAGGGTGGTTCCGAATGTCGTTCCGCCTTTGGTAATAGAAAAATCATTGGTAGATTCGGACCAAGTGGCCCCGGTTTCCGCGATACCGCCGGCCGTAGACCATATCAGCCTGTCGTTGCTCAATGGTGTACTTAACCCCGTGCCCCCGTTGGCTACGGGAAGAACAGACGTTCCGACTTGGCTTGTAAGATCAAGTGGTTCAATAAGATTATCGCCATCACTCCCGTATGCGTGAGGGGCAATTAATCCCAAGACACATAGAACTATCCAAAAGAGTTTTTTATACATTACTCGACCTCGTAATTTCGGTGCAAATTCCGTTTGAGTCACACCTGAAAAAGATACAGTCATTTGAATCGTTAAGCACGAAATCATTGCCACCCGTAAGTCTTAAATATGTCCCATGTTCTACGGTAATAACTCTTGCATCGGCAGTTGATTGAAGAAGGATAACATTTCCAGCACCTAACCCGCTAATCCGGGTTAATTCGTCGGTAGCTGCGGCTCCTTCGGTATCGGCAACACAATTCTGAGAATAGGATTCAGTCAAGGTTAATATACCAGAGGCAATAGTCTCCGTTGTCTCCGGCAACTCAAAGGACGAAGCGGCAGCAGTAATCCTGGTATCCAAATCATTGAGTGCATCTACGATAACCTCCAAGCTGGAATCAAACTCATCAGTATTAAGCGGAGAGCCTTTTAATTCCCTCAAAACAACAGTATCATCGGCTGTTTCCGAACCTGTATCAACATAGGCCATTTTTTATATCCATCCTTTTTTGAAATCGTGCATGGGTAACTGTCTGCGCCTCACAACCACCTTGGCCCTGCTTACACCTTTATCGTACAAGGCCTTTGCAAGAATAGCGGCATCGGGGTTAGTCCAGGGTTTCGCAGGCATGGTAAACAAACGGAACTTAGCGCCTTCTGAGATAACATCAGCCCAGTTCTTATAGATATTGTCGTCAAAAGTTTCTGCGTCCCTCTTTGGTCTGAAAGCCACCCTTAAGAACATGGTAAAATCATCAGTAGGCACAGGATAAACCCGGATAGTATCATCATCCACAATGTACCAATACGTCGCCCCTGAGCCTGTATCGTCCCACCATTCAGGAAATTCCTGTTCAATAGCAGGTCTTTCCTTATATTCCACGACTTCGCCGTCTACTATCATGGTAAGGACTTCTATCGGCCTGTACCCGTATACACCGTCCATATCCAGATCAACAGCATCGTTCAACTCTTCCATGACATCGGTATCTGTGATATTCCAAGTAAAATCATACTGTTTAATCCAAGTCCTGTTGGAGAAATCAATAATGGCGTCCTGAACAGCGCGTTTGATTGTGGGGAGTGGACAGTTAGAAACGTATGGAATCACATACGATGTGAAGGTGCTTAGGCTTGTTGTTGCCATTTATACCCCCCTGGAAGAAGGTTTCGCGGCGCTCTGAATGTTTGGATCGTAAATACTCTCAGCCTGCTCACCAGCGCCAAGGGCCGACAGGTAGGCGTTTAGATGAAACCCGGCTCTTCCAGCCGCCACAGGGCTGATATTGGCATCAACGGAGTAAGCTCTGGCCAGAATATAGTCCAGGATAATCGGGGAATAGACATTGGCCAGGGAAATTGTTTGAAGGACGTCAAAAGGTACGGCGGTCCATCCAAAGTCGTTATCAATGACAGCGAGGAACAACCCTTCGGTGTATTCAGGCCATACAGGTTCCGTACTTCCGGTGGTATCGGACGAATCATAAGAGCTTTGCGACTGGTAAAGATAGCCGTTGGTCTTGGTGGGCAGGACATACCCCCCACCGGAATAGATATAGGAATACATGGCGGTGGACGGCAACCATTTATAGATGAGTGGAGGCGGGACAGCAGAATAAACCAGCTCCACATACCCCGGGCTTGAAGAAGGCTGCGGGGGATAAATATAGAAGTTCAGAGGGTCTTGCTCATTATACATGTAATGCTGAACTTCAGCGGCCCCGGTATCGGTCATCCAGTCCGGCCATTGCTGATCCATAACTGGTTTTTCAATGCGAGTGGGGGCCCTGCCGATAGTAGACCCGTCCGT